TGTTATAGTATCAGTAAGAGCGTAATCGGATAAATTTAAACTTGTTATAGATGTTGTATGGTAGATATCTCCATCATAACCAGCAGATCCTACGTAACCTGTTTGTCCTTGAGAACCTGTATAACCTATTTCGCCGTGAGAACCGGTGTAACCTAATTCTCCTTGACTTCCATTATATCCAGTTTCTCCTTGACTTCCAACATAACCTGTTTCGCCTTGTGAACCTGTATAACCTACACCCTGTGATCCAGTGTAACCTACTGAACCATCGTAGCCTGTTTCACCTTGAGAACCTGAGTAACCTAATTCGCCTTGAGATCCTGTGTAACCTAATTCACCTTGAGAGCCTGTGTAACCTAAATCACCTTTTGAACCTGAATAACCTAAATCTCCTTTTGAACCTGAATAACCTACTGAACCAGAATAACCAGTAGTACCTTGTGAACCAGAATAACCTACTGAACCAGAGTAACCGATATTACCTTGTGAACCAGAGTAACCAATATTACCTTGTGAACCCGTGTAACCTATACCCTGAGAACCAGTGTAACCTATTGAACCAGAATAACCAGCATTTCCTTGAGAACCAGTATAACCTGTACCTGCAGAACCCGTATAACCGATAGATCCCGTATAACCTAAATTACCTGCACTTCCAGTATAACCAGTTTCACCTTGTGATCCTGTGTAACCATCTCCAGGATTTATTGATGATAATTGTGAATCAACATAGGCTTTAGTAGCGGCATCTTGATTATTTTCAGGATCTGCTACATTTATAATTTTACTTGTTTTTACATCTATAACACCAGCAGAACCTATATAACCAGCCGGATCTAATTCTATATTTCCAGTAACAGAAGAAATAGTATTTGCATTGAATACTAAATCGCCAGTATTTCCACCAGCAGAACCTGTATAACCTTGAGCACCTGCAGAACCTGTATATCCTGCACCTGCAGAACCAGTATAACCTATTGGTCCACTAGTTTTAGACGGTAAAGTTACTCTTACTTGTTGTGTGGGTCCTTTTATTATGGCCATCTCTCTAATTCTATTTGATTGACAATACTGGTATATTGTGTTATAGTATATTTATAAATAAAAGTAACTTTATATAAATTTTTTTAAAATGATTTCTATTGCAATTATTGATGTTATTGGATTACCTTATGATGGCGATACTCTTAATAAAAGAGGTCTTGGTGGTTCAGAATCAGCAGTCATTTTACTTGCAAAACAATTAGTTAAAAACAATTTCAAAGTAACTGTATTTAATAACTGTATAGATAAAGAGTCAAAAGAAGGTATATTTGATAATGTAGAATATATCGATCATTCAAGATTAGATTTTCCACATGATTTTAAATTTGATGTTGTAATATCATCAAGAACAGTAATACCTTTTTTACCAAAAGTATTGTACGATCAATTTACTAATTTTAAACCACAAAGATATTCAAAGATAAAAGAAAACGCTAAATTCAAGGCGATGTGGATGCACGATACATTTTGTATGCACGGCGATCATCTTTTAGAAGATATGATCATACATAAAGATTTTGATGAAATATTTACGTTGTCAGATTTTCATACTTCTTATGTAACTACATGTTCTCATGGTAAAAAAAGAATGTTTGAAGTATTGAAGAAACATATTTTTATGACTCGTAATGGTATTGTAAAATATAAAAATGAAGTTGATATAAAATCTAAAGATCCTTTTTTATATGTTTTTAATGCGGCACTATCTAAAGGTATGATTCCGTTAGTAGAAAATATTTGGGAAAGAATTAAAAAACAAATACCACAAGCAAAATTAAAAGTGATTGGTGGTTTTTATAAGTTTAAAAATGATGAACCAGATATACAAGAAATAAAATATAGAAAATTAATATTGGATGAAAAATATAAAAAATTAGATGTAGAGTTTACAGGTATTATAAAACAATCTGAAATTGCCGATATAATGACACAAGCAAGTTTCATGTTATTTCCTTGTGCGTTTCCTGAAACATCTGGCATATCAACTTTAGAATCTATTGCTTATAATACTCCTTTGATTACAAATCGTTTTGGCGCATTAGAAGAAACTGCAATTGAATCTGCTTGTTATCTTGTAGATTATCCTATAGAACCAAATGGTTTATTTCCTCATATCAATAAACAACATCAAGAAGATAAATTTGTTGAAACAGTTTTAAGAGCGAACGCTGATAGATATTTACATCAACAAAAAATGTATGCTTGTAATATTATAAAAGATATTGTTGGTTGGGATTCTGTAGCATTACAATGGAAACAACATATCTATAAAAAATTAGGTCTATATCTATCAAAAGAAGATTATAAACAAGTAAGTCAAATTAATTCTAAAGTTAAAAAGATATTTGGTAGAAGATTTAGTAATTACGAAGAAAATTACATACCAAGAAATACACAGCAAAGATTGGTTATAATTACACCCACATATAATGCTTCTAAATATATTGAGAGATGTATTGAATCGGTTATTATACAAGATTATGATAATTATTTAATGATTGTTATTGATGATTGTTCAACAGATAACACTTATGATTTAGCGAAAAAATATGAAAGTGATAAAGTAAAAGTAATTAGAAATACAGAAAACAAAGGTGCAGTTAGAAATCAAATAGAAGTAATAAATAGTTTTTGTGAAAGAGATAATATAGTAATGTTCTTAGATGGTGATGATTCTTTAGTGAATGATAATCAAATATTTCATTTCTATAATAATCTTTATGATGGCACAACTGAATTTAGTTATGGTTCATGTTGGTCTATGGTCGATAAAATACCTTTAATATCTCAACCTTATCCTGAACAAATCAAAAAAGAAAAAAAATACAGACAATATAAATTTAATTGGAATATGCCATATACTCATTTAAGAACATTTAAGGCATATCTTTTAGAAAATGTAGATGATGACATGTTTAAAGATGAAAATGGAAATTGGTACAAAGCGGGTGGCGATGGTTCTATCTTTTATACTCTTATAGAAAAATGTCAACCTGAAAATATTAAAGTAGTACAAGATATCGTTTACAACTATAATGATACTCACGCATTAAATGATTATAAAGTAAATGCAGAAGAACAAACTAAAAATGCAAATAGAATATTAACACAATGAAAACTATATTAATAGCCGTACCAACAAACAAATACATAGAACCAGAAACTATGAAGGCAATTTATGACCTTGAAGTTCCTTCAGGTTATAAAACTTTCTTTCAATTTTTTTATGGTTATCAAATAGATCAAATAAGAAATTTAATATCTCATTGGGCCGTTCACTATGATTATTTATTTTCAGTAGATAGTGATATTGCATTTAAAAAAGACACTCTTAAAAAGTTTTTAGAACATAATGTAGATATGGTATCAGGTCTGTATATTCAAAGAAAAGAAAATCAACACACACTAGAAGTATATGAAAAAAATATACACGGAGGTAATAGTAATATACCTTACGATAAAATTAAAAATATTCCTTTTTTAGAGATAGCTGCATGTGGTATGGGTTGTGTTCTTATTAAATCAAATGTATTAAAAGATGTTGGTTATCCACAATTTGTTTATCATTCAGCAATAAATCATAATCATACAATATCGGAAGATGTTGATTTTTGCCGTAAAGTAAAAGCAAAAGGATTTAAAATATACGCAGATACAACAATACAATGTTCTCATATAGGTTCAAAAACTTTTATTGTAGATTCTAATCCAATACCTGTTAATAAAAAAACTGCAATAGACTATATTTTTGAAGAAGATAGACTGCCTATTGATCATCAAAATTACATAAAAAAATTAGATATTGAACCTAAAATTATCTACGATATAGGGGCCTGTGTTATGCACTGGACAAGACATGCTGAAAAAAGATGGCCCAACAGTAAATACTTCTTATTTGATGGTGAAACAGGAGTTGAAAAAATACTATCAAAATCAAAACATCAATATCATATTGGATTACTTACGGACAAAGATAATAGAGAATTAAAATATTATCACGATATTAATAATGCACCAGGCAATTCTTACTATAAAGAAGTTACAGGAGCATTTACAGAGAACCATGCTGAAACAAGAATAGGCATGACATTAGATACTATTGTTAAAGAGAAAAACTATCCATTACCTGATTTAATAAAAATAGATGTTCAAGGTGCTGAATTAGACATATTCAGAGGTGCTCAAGAAACTATTAAAAATTGTAAAGACATTATATTAGAAGCCCAACATAAACAATATAATGAAGGCGCACCTCATGTAGATGAAGTAATAAAATATATGGAGTCTATTGGTTTTGAATTAGTCTCTAATTTCAGTAAAGTTGAATATGATGGCGATTACCATTTTAAAAGAAAAGATGCAAATAAAGGAATGGTACCTACAAAAGCATATATTCTAGCAACTAAAAATCCTATATCAATTGAATATGCCAGAACTTGTGCTAAATCTTGTGATGATGTAGGTCTTAAATGGGAAGTTTTTGAGGGATATGAAAACTTAACATCAGAACAAGTATGGAAAAATTTTGATTATAAAATACAAGGTGAAGCAAAAGATATGATAGATTCTTGTGCTTGTTGTACTGCAAGTCATTTTAATATATGGAAAAAGATTGTTGAAAATAAAGAATGTGCTATTATATTAGAACATGATGCTATTATGTTACATAAAGTAAATATGGAAATACCTCACGATAAAATAGTTTCGTTAGGTTATAAACTTAAAGATCCTACTTTGTATGATGGTCAAAAAGCAGGTGCACCTAAACAAATAACAGATATTGAAAACTTATATGGCGCTCACGCTTATGCAATCACATATAAAACAGCAGAATCATTACTTAATGAATTAAAAGAAAAAGGAGTAAACCACGATTTAGATAATTATTATTTTTCTAGGGAGAACAAAAATAGTGGCCATTCAGACATACCTTTAGCAATTACAAATCCTATATCAGCACTTGGATGGGTAAGAAAATCTACAATATGGGGAAACGCATTTCCTTTTAACTTAGATACAATAGATTCTTTTAAACAATACCTGAAACAGACGGATAAACAGTAATAATACCTTCAACAACACGTGTTACGGCACCAGTTGCTGTTTCTGTTATTTGAACGTCATAGACCCAACGGCCATCTTCTAATTGAATAGTATCTTCCGGTTTTAAACTTATAGTTACTATTCCATCAGCTTCATAAACAGTAATATCAAAATAAACTCTAGGATATGTTTCTGAATATCCTTTAGACATTTTTCCTTCAGCAGTATATCCAATCAAACTGAATATATTACCATCAGAATCTAAAACATCAACATCACTTGAAAATGATGCTCCTGCGTCTATTATTAAATTTGCTATTGAAGCCATACTATTATTTATATACTATTCAAACTTAAATTTAAAATTAAAAGTATATCTGTTTTTAGTATGGTTGTTCGCTATTGTTTTATGTCTCATTAATGGATTATAATTATTAACACAAACAAAGGTTCTATCGGTTGGATAATGTTGATGTATTTCTTTAACACTTCCATCTTCTTGTTCTTTACCAAAACATATCTGGCCATTCCATTCTGGTCT